AATTTTTTCATAAACATTAAAAACCAATCTCTCTCGTTTTTTTCTGTTTTATCAATAATCATTTTCCAACTATCTCTTAGAAAAGGAAAAACTAATGCAACTGGTTCTCCTCTTTTTAAAACATACTCTTCATCATTTTCTAGTTTTTTTAAGAAAAAGGGAAAGTTTACATGTATATTATATTCATCAGTATCAACAATACCGTCAACGATTCGTATTCTTCTATTAGAAGAATAATTAAATGGATTTGTAAACAAGCAACTATAGTTTTTTGGAGTTTTTATTATCCAAGGATTTAAAAATTTAAAAGGCAAAGGATCTTCATCTTCTCGGACCATATCCTTTGATATTTGAAAGTTAGCGTGTGTTTGAATTCCTACGTTTATTTTACCGTCTGTAGGATAGGAGCTATTTATTTGCCATTTTATTTCTGACCCATCATTTATTTTTTTAAAAAAAATATCTACTGTATTTAAAATAGCATATCCGCTAGTAAGGGTATCTAAAAAAGGCACGCACTTTTTTACTGTTCTATCTGTATTAGAGTTATTAAACACACTTGGCATTTTTTTAAACCAATCTGGTACAATTTTTTTTATAGGAACAGGAGAAAGCAATCCATCAGCGTAAGGAGAGTAAAAAATTATTTGTTTATCTTGAAACATCCTGGCAATCCAACAAAAGGTCTACGATCATATTTATTTTGTTCTGCTCCCTCTGTATTTTTGTTGTTGTAGTGTAAAAAAACTTGAACGCAGCTTGTCCCTGAAAAAGGATATCTCCAATGCTCTAATTCGCTTCCTCTATAAACAAGCATATCCCCTGGTTTTAAATTTACTTCTATTCCTTGATTATTTTTTCCCCCCGTAGGATCTAAGTAAATAGGCCAGGGATCTCCTCCTAAATTTAAGGTTGTAGATATTTCACAAGAAAACCTATCTAGGTGTCGTAAAAGTTGATCTCCGTACTTATAGATTCTTGCATAAGAATAATTTTCATAAAGAGGTAAACCTGTAACATCCTCCATTAAATTTTTTAAACCCAATAAAAGAGTTTCCATTGCAAAATCAGCGTAATGAGAATAGGTATTAGGGGCCTGTGAATCATCCCATGTTCCTAAATAATCTACGTAAGGAGAAATAACTTTTTCATGTTTCATTACTTCTACGCATTTTCTTTTTAGTAGAAAATACTGAGATATAAATTGTGCTACTTCTTTTGTAATTGCATTTTCCACAACCACGTATTTGTTTATATTAAATTGTTCGTTCATTTAAATTTTTCTCCTAGATACCATACCACAATAGACAGCCTTTCTCCTTTTGTTACTTTTGTTACTCTATGCCAAGTATAACTTGGAAATACAACCAAGCTTCCTTTTTTTCTAAATTCAGGTTTTTTTATTATTTTTTCTTTTCCACTTTCTGGGGAAATGCAAGGATCTACAAATTCTAAATCACCTCCCTCATATTCATTTTCATCTTTTAAAGGTATGACAACAGAAATTTTTCTATGATGTGTTAAAGAAGGATCTACATGTATGTCCGTATGCCAATTATAAAATTGATTTTCTGTGTATCTTGTAAACTGAATATTTTCTGGAAAAAGAATGTTAAAGTTCCAATTTAAAAAATTATTTACTTCATTAACAAATGGCGTAATCCAATCAAAAATCCATGGATCATTCATCCATGTTATTCTAGAATTTCTAGTTTTCTTATCGATACCGCCTCCTGTTTCTCCCTCTAAAATAGAAAGCTCGGATGCTCTTTTAATTATATCACTACAAACATGATTGGGTAAAAAATTTTCAGAAACTCCATAAATTTTACTTGTAATCATTTAATTACTATATTTCTCTTAACAAGTTAAGATAATACAGGAAAATTAGGCCAATTCAAATTGTTTTCGTTATAAGATGCGTTAGGATCTGGGTAATCTCTTAAAGATTGCCTGTAAGATTCTATAGCAGCTAAATTAGAAGACTGATCTGCTGCTTGATAGGGACTATCTGGCAACACCATCCAATCCGTTAACTGCAATCGATAATTTCTTTCTTGTCTTACTTCATCAATAGTAAGAGGTTTGTATTCATACAAAGTTCCGTCTGAGGGATCTCTGTACCACCATTCTTGTACTAAATCATTATTTACTTCAATCCAAGGCAGTGCATCAACAGGTCTTGTATTCTCTACATGAGTGACTCTGTTTTTTTGATCAATTAATATAAATTTACTCATTATGTGAAGTCCACCACTTTAACTAATCCTGCTTGACCTGCTTGTCCGTTTTGAGCTCCTCCGAATTGAGGGCTTTTATTTCCTGCAGCTCCTGCAGCTCCAACCGTCACTGAAATTGTTCCTGAAAGTTGGCTAGTAGGTAATACTCCATAGCCTGAACCAGCTCCACCGCCGCCACAGCCACTAGCACTACCTTCGTTATTATTTGAAGCATCTCCGTTACCACCAGCTCCACCGCCATTAGCTCCGCCAGCTCCGCCAGCAGTTCCTTGAGGACCACCTGGTACAGCGGAAACACCAGCTCCACCTTGTCCTCCTGCAACTGTAATAGCCCCAACGTTTGTAGTAGCTGTCCCACCAATTCCACCAGGCTGACTTCCTACTGTTTGAGGATGAGGTGCAGATTCTCCACCAGCTCCACCTGTTGCTGAAATTATAGTACCAAAAGAACTGTTTCCACCAGATCCACCATTAGTTCCTGGTGTGTAGTTGTGTGCACGACTTCCACCGCCGCCTCCACCACCACCAGCTTTAACTAAAACTGAAGCAAATTGTGTGCCTGCTGTTGATGTATAATTTCCTGGTGAGTTAAATGTTTGAGTTGTAGCACCAGAAATACCTCCACCAACATCTGAAAACTGTAATCCACCGCCTGGAGCAACAGTCAGAGCTTGTCCCGCTGATCCTACAGAAGTTAATCCTGTACCACCTTTTGTTGTAGGCACAGTAGGAAGTCTGTCAGTAGAAAGTGTTCCCGAAGAAACATTAGAAGCGTTAATAGCGGATACACCAGAACCAGGACCAGTGATAGTACTGTTGGTATTAAGTGTTCCTGTGATTGTGGTTGATGTTAAATTTGCCATGTGTTTTACCTACCTCTTTTTAACATATCTAAGTCTTTTTTCAAATCCTTAATCGCATGTAAAAGATATACTGCGAGCTTAGTATATTTAATACCTTCCGGATTTCCATCTTTTAGATGCACCAATTCAGGTGCAATTTTGTAGACTTCCTCAGCGATTAAGCCTACTTCATTTTTTTGACTACCATCTTTCCTGTCATAAATAACAGGATCCATGGATAGAATAGCGTCTGTTGTAGCGTCAAGGCTACGAATATTTTCTTTATAAGCAATACTTGATGTTTCCACCACCGTACCTGCGGTCATTGTACCTGTCACCGTGACGTTAGCAGAAGCAGTTACATTGTCTGTTAAAGTGGTTGTTCCTGTAACTGTTAAGTTGCCTGATAAAGTGACATCCTCTAATGCTAGATCAGAGAAAATGTTTTTGACATTATAATTAGATGCACCATCACAGTACAAATAAGAATAAGAACCTTGAGTAACGGCTACACCATTGGCATCGTGTCCTGTCGCTGCAACCGTAACTGAAAAGGCACCCGATGTATTATTATAGACAACATAATTATTTTCTACAGCAGGAATAAAAACATAAATATTTCCTGTGAGTGTTCCATTTAAATCGATTACTTTATTAGAAGCTTCCGCAGTGGGATCAGCATTGTTTGTTGTTAGAGTGACATTAGCCGAACCACCAACATCTTTTGATAAAAATCCTGCTGTAAAAGCATCGACTGTTTGTAAATTGGTATTAGTGTTATTTCCCCAGGTATTGGCATTTGCCCCTGTCTCCATTAACTCTAATTTTAAACTACTTGAATAGGTACTAGCCATTTAATTTTTCCTTTAATAATTGTATTTCTTGATTTTGTTTTTTCAAGGCTTCTAAGAGATACATCGTCATTTTTGTATATTTCACTGCTTCGGGTTTACCGTCTTTTGTTGTGACCAAATCTGGTAATACTTTGTATAATTCTTCCGCAATCACACCCACTTCATCTTTTTGGGAACCATCTTTAAAATCATATCTCACTGCGTTTACATTGTAGATCGCATCATTGAACTCTAAAGGTTTAACATTTTCTTTATAGTCAATACTTGATGTTTCAGTAACAACACCTGTCACTGCTAAAGTAGAACCATCATACGTTAAACCAGATTCAGCGTTCATTGCATCGGTGCCTGTGGCTGTTAAAACTCTGTTATTTGA